TCACGGCGACAGATCTGGCAAACATCCGGGCCGCAATTTCGGCAATACTCGCGCGGATGGCTGCGGGATCCAAGGAAGTCGTCAGCTCATCCATGGGAGACAAGTCGGTGTCCTATGAGCCGTCCCTGAAAACCCTCGAGTCCCTGCGGAAAATGGAAGCGGATGCCGCCGTCGAGGTCGGTCTGGCCGCCGGCACCTACGCGCCCCGGACCTACGCCAGGCAGGGAGGCCGCGGTCAATGATGATGACAAAAGCCGAAACATTCGTTGCCAACGTCGTCGACAAGCTCTATGAGATCGCCTCCCATCGTTCCGCCCTTGCCCGCCATCAATACCTCATCGGCCACCAGAATCGTCTTCAGCGTTCGGAGATGTACGCCGCTGCCAAGACCACCAGGATGACCGGCTCCTGGTCGATCGCAAACACCAGCGTCAACGACATCATCGGCCTTTCATCCCCGGCGGTCCGCTCCCGGGTCCGCCAGCTCCTCCGCGATTTTCCCTATCTGGGCCGCGCCGCAAACGTCATCGTCGATTTCTCCATCGGCAACGGCGTCATCTTCCAGAGCAAGGTGCGCAACGCGGCCCGGAAGGCGGACAAGAAAAGGGCCCAGCAGATCGAGGATGCGGTGAACTGGTGGATGGATGAGGCCGACGTCTCCGGGAAGCAGCACTTCTTCGAGATGATGCGCCTGACCAAGCGCCAGGATCTGGAAGCCGGCGAGTTCGTGGCGGTCAAGGTCTATCCGAAAGACGGGAATCGCTATTTGCCGTTTGCCCTGCAGCTCTATGAAGCGGACTGGCTGACCGGCGCCCACGACAGTTACGGATCAGGAGGAATCAGCATGGCGGCCAAGCCTGGCGAAAAGGAAACGCGCCAGGGGATCGAATACGAAAAAATGACCGGCCGGGTCACCGGTTACTGGTTCATGGATCCATACTACGGCGGGAAGGATGTTTACGTTCCGGCATCGCAGGTCATACACGGATTCGACACCCTCCGCCCTCAGCAGCTCCGGGGAATATCGTCTTTTGCGCCTGGCGTCCTCATCGCTCAGAGCCTGGCCGACTACATGGAGTCGGAGATCGATGCCGCGAAGATGGCGGCGAAATGGCTCGCGCTGGTGACCAGGGACAATCCGAGCGCGTTCCAGGATGTCAATGCGGTCAACACGCTTCAGCCCGACAACACCGTCAAAAAGATCGAGGAGCTCGAAAACTGCATCATCGAATATCTCCGAACAGGGGAAAAGGTTGAGTTCGCAAACGCCAACAGGCCCGGAACCACCTTCGCCCCCTTTGTCCGCCTGATCCTGACCATGCTCTCCATCACCACGGGCGCTCCCTACGAACTGATCTCCGGAGATTACCAGGGCCTTAATTTTTCGACAGCAAAAATAGTGCGGAACGATTTTGCGCAGCAGCTCCGTCCGATCACCGTGCGCCACATCCGCCAGTTTGAAATGCCGGCGATCAACACGGCCATCGACATGGCGGTCATGAGAAACCGCATTACGCTTCCCGGATACTGGCAGAACGTGCGCCGTTATCAGGAAGCCGAGTATCAGCCCCCCGGGATGGATGCGGTGGATCCGCTTCGCGAGGCAAAGAGCCAGATTGAGGCGATCGATTATTGCCTGAAGTCTCCGCAGGAAATCGCGCGCGAGCGCGGCCGGAACCTGGAGGATGTCTACGACGAGATCGCGGCGGCTAGTGAAATGAGGAAAGAGAGGGGGCTCGCCCCTGCAAAGGCGGACCTTTCGGAGAAGAACAATCCAGCCGCCGTTATGGAGGAATGACCATGGCGAAAAAAGTTCATGACAGCCAGAGCGCGGGCGCCGGTCCCATGATCGGCCGGGCCGATGACGGCCAGGATCGAAAGCGCAGGATTGACGGAATGGTCGAACGGTTTCAGGCGTCCGAATCCACGAAGCCGACCACGATCGACGACAAGACGCGGTCCGTCGAGGTCGTGGGGGCGACGGAGACACCGGCTGAGGTCTGGGATCCCTGCCGTTTTGAAGTCTGCGAGGAGATCCTGCTTATGTCCGGCTGCCAGATTCCCGCGGACAACAGCATTCCTCTGACCGTCGAGCACATCCGCTCCGCGGAGGCCGTCATCGGCTCCTACCGGGACATGAAGGTCGAGGGGGACCAGCTGGTCGGCCGGGTCTTCTTTTCGGAGGCCCCGGATGCCGAACCTTACTGGATCAAGGTCAAGGAGCGCCACCTGAAGAAGTTCTCGATCACCTATCCGGCGGCGGAGCGGGAATCCGTCTTCATCGCGGAGGGGCAGACGACCGTCGTCGCCGGGAAAGCGTACACGGGGCCATTGCTTGTCACGACAAAATGGACGCCCAAGGCCCTCGGCCTGGTCATTTTTGCCGCGGACGACCGCGCGCAGGCCAGAAGCGAACATCATGCAAACACACAGAAGGAGGTATCAACGATGGACCCGAAACTCAGGAAGTTTTTGGAAAGATGCGGCCTGCCGGCGACGGCGACCGATGCGGAGGCGCAGGCCTTCCTGGACAGGGCCGAGCCCCTCAAACCCGCCGCTCAGCAGGATCCCCCCCAGGATCTTGACCAGATCCGGTCCGAAGCGGTCGGCGCCGAGCGGACGCGCATCAACGAGATCGATGCCCTGCTCGAGCGGTACGAGTGCCAGGACATGGCCCGCGAGCTGATCGTGGGCAAGGATGGGGTCGTTCCCACCCTGGCCGACGCGCAGCGCGCCGTCTTGGCCAAGCTGCACGACAAGGCCAAGAATCCCGGATTCAGCGGGATCCAGCTCGTCGCCGACGAGAAGGACAAGTTCCGCGCCGCGGCCAACGACGCCCTGATGCTCCGCGCCGGCATGGCCGTGGCGACTCCCGCCCCCGGCGCCCAGGACCTCTGCGGATACACCCTCGTCGAGATGGCCCGGGAGTGCCTGCGCGTCGTCGGCCTCAGCTACCGCGGCGGCGCAAAGGAGATGGTCGGCCGGGCCCTCACCAGCTCCGATTTCCCGAACATCCTGGCCAACCTCGCCACGAAGTCCATGCAGCAGGCCTGGGACCAGGCGAAGGAGACCTGGTCGGTCTGGTGCGGCATCGGGTCGGTCTCGGATTTCAAGACCTACTACGACAACGCCCTGTCCGAGCATGACGACCTCGAGGAGGTCCCGAACTCCGGCGAGATCAAGTTCGGCGGGTTCACCGAGAAAACGCCCGAGACCTACAAGGCGGCCAGCTACGCCAAGAAGTTCCGCATCACCCGCGTCATGATCATCAACGACGACATGAGCGCCCTCACCGAGATGCCCGCGAAGCGCGCCGAAGCCGCGGCCCGCAAGGTGGGCGACGTGGCCTATGCGGTCATCACCGCGAACGGCAACATGGGCGACAGCCGCCCGATCTTCAGCGCCGTCTACCACTCCAACGACGCGATCTCCGGCTACCTCAGCGCTCCGGGCGTCACGAACATCGCCGAGGGCATCCGCGCCATGGGCGTCCAGAAGGACATCGCCGGCAAGCGGCGCCTGAACATCCAGCCCGTATTCTTCCTGGCCCCGAAGGCCCTCGAGGGAACCTCGGAGATCTTCTTCCGCTCCGGAAACTTCTCCGACTCCAACACGGTGGCGACGGACTCCGCCTTCGCCTCCACCAGGGCGAACCCCTACGCGGGGAACTACTTCACCCGCGTCTACGAGCCGCGCCTCGACGACGACTCGACGACCGCCTACTACCTCATGGGCCCGAAGGGCAAGACCGTGAAGGTGGTCTTCCTGAACGGCGTCCAGGCCCCGACGATGGAGATGCGGCAGCCCGGATTCACCATCGAGGGTTTCGAGTACCTGGTGTCGATCGACGTCGGCGCCTATGCGACTGACTACCGCGCCATGTACCGGAACGAGGGAGCGTAACCGGCGGACGGGACAGCGACAACAACATCGGGCGGGCCGATGCCCGCCCATAGATGACCAAGATCAAGGAGGAACATCATGGCAACAAATAAAGTTCAGGATGGGAAAATTCTCCGCCTGACCGTCGCGTCGACGGTTGCGTCGGGGGATCCCATTGCGGTGGGCAACGCGGTCCGCGGCGTCGCGATCACTTCCTACGAAGCCGTCGACGGCAAGGCGTCGATCGACACCGAAGGGGTCTTCGACCTTTCCGTCCAGGCGGTCGACGATGCCGGAAACAGCGCCGTCGCCGTCGGCGACCGGCTCTATTTCGCCGGCACCGCCACGCCCTGGCTCTCCAAGAAAAAGTCCGGCAAGTTCTTCGGCATCGCCCTCGAGACGGTGACCACCGGAGCGACCGCGACGATCAACGTCCTGATCGGCCCGGCGACCGGTCCGGACCGGGCCTCGCACCAGGTCTTCGCCGCCGGCATCAACGTGGTCAACGACAGCCCCCTGGCCGCGGAGGAATTCATCCCGGTCACCGGGATCCTGGCCACGGACGTCGTGGTCTGCACCCTTTCCGTGAACACGGGGAGCCCGTCGCTCTACATCCTCAAGGCGGTCGCCGCGGCCTCTCCCGCGGGGATCACCGTCACCGCGAGCGGAACGTTCACCGCCGGCGACGCGATCAACTACTGCGTCCTCCGGGCGGCCCTCTAAAACCTCCTCCGCCGGGGGTGTCCACATCTGGGCATCCCCGGCGCCATAGAACCGTTGGAATGGCGACATGGCCGAACAGAATCGAAACCTGATCATCACCGGATCCGCTCCCTGCGTCCTTCTGGACATCGGGGCGGTTTCCCGCGTCTGTTCCTACGACTACATGGCGATCGGGCTCGACGCCGTCGACAAATATGTCTGGCCGATCCGGTACTGCGCCACCTATCACCCTGCCGAGATCCAGCAGATCAGGAAGAAGCGCGAGATCGCCGGGGGAAATTCGGACTACCAGATCATCTCGATGGAGCCCCATGCCGGCGTGGACATCGTCGAGCCCTTCCGCCCCCCGTCCGGATCGAGCGCGCTCCTGGGGGCGCTGGCAGGCCTGCGGCTGGGGTACCGCCGCATCGTCCTCTGCGGATGCCCCCTGGACGACCTGAAATACAAGGCGTTCCGCGCCGGCTGGGAGACCTTCGCCGGAGAGCTTGCCGGCCGCGTCCGCTCCATGTCCGGCTGGACGAAGGACTTTCTCGGGGCTCCCACGGACGAGTGGCTCCTGGGCGGGGGGTGCGATGAAAAATAAACTCATCATCATCGGCTCTGCGCCTTGCGCCACGGAAGACTTCTACTCCTGCCTCGACCGGATTGGAAATATTCGTCTTTTCAATCGGGACTTCGATGCCATGGCGATCGGCCTGGATGCCGTCGACAGGGTTACGTGGCCTCTAAAATACGTGGCCACGAACCACGTCGAGGACATCCCGGCGATCCGCCAGAGGCGCGAAAAGTTCCAGGGGAACATCAATTACCAATTGGTGTCCTACAAGCCGCATCCGGGCGTGGACATCGTCCAGCCCCTGGGGCCGGTATCCGGCTCGTCGGCCATCCTGGGCGCCCTGTCCGGGATCACGCTCGGCTATAAAAAGATCATCCTCTGCGGCTGCCCCCTGACCGGCAACGCGCCCGAGGGAAACCCCTACGAGGCGTTCCGTCCTGGATGGGTAGCTCAGTACGAGTCGGTTAAAGACAAGGTCCGGTCCATGTCCGGATGGACCCGGGAACTCCTCGGCGCGCCTACCGCCGACTGGCTCGCCCGCGGGGACCGGATCACCGTCGGCTGCTGCTGGGACGGCCGCGACTATTACTCCCCGGAATACGTCAACATCCTCTACCGGTCCGTCTCCAGGAACACGACGGCGCCCTTCGACTTCGTCCTCTACACCGGCCCCGATGCCGAGAAGCCCGGCCGGACCGCCTCGATCGATCCGGCGATCCGGATCGTCCCGATCGGCCGGCCCGCCTGGTGGTCGGCGCTGTCGTTCTGGGAGAAGAATCCGCCGGGCGTGGATACGGACAACATCCTCTACCTGGATCTGGATTTGGTCATCGTCGGCAGCCTGGACGACCTGATCGCCTATCCGTCGGACCACGCCTTCATGAAGGACTATCCGGCCCACTGCTGCCCCCCGGGACTCGAGGGCGACGGGAACGCGAGCGTTTCCCTGATCCGCTCCGGCGCCGGCGCACAAATCTGGGATGGATACGTCGCTGCCGGCATGCCGACCTGGGATCCGCTGTCCGCTCCCGTCGGCAGGAAGCTGCCCCTGGCCGTTCAGACGCTCATCAACGATCCGCTCCTCGGGATCCGCCACGACGTCTTCCCGGAGAACTGGGTCAGCTCGCACCGCCTTCATGTCGTTCCCCGGGGGATCCCGGAGGGCTGCCGGGTGATCTCCTACCACGGCCGCCCGAAACCGCACGAGCTCATCGACCAGGAGCCCTGGGTAAAGGAGAACTGGCGATGAAGATCGGAAAGGGATGCAAGATCAGCGACAAGATCAGCGTCTACGGCGGCGACAAGATCGAGATCGGCGACAACGTCCGGATCGACGACTTCTGCGTCCTGTCCGGAGGCTCCGGCCTAAAGATCGGGTCGCACATCCACATTGCCGTGGGCGCCTGCTTCTTCGCCGGCAGCGGGATCGAGCTGGGCGACTTCTGCCAGATCGCCGCCTACAGCCTCCTGCTGTCCGAGTCGGACGACTTCAGCGGTCAATCCCTGATCGGCCCCCAGGTTCCCATGAAGTACAAGCCCGGATACAAGAGCGGACGCCCGATCGTCTTCGGCCGCCATGTGACACTTGGCGCGAAGTGCACGATCCTCCCCGGCGTGACAATGGGCGAAGGGGCGATCGTCGGGGCCCACTCGCTCGTGACGGCGAACTGCGACCCCTGGGCGCTCTACGCGGGAACCCCCGCCAGGTGGATCAGGCGCAGGGATCTCCGCATGCTCGATCTTGAGCGCGAGTTCCTGGCCGAGTACGAGGCGCGGCATCCTCAGGTCGTCGTCTCCGTCATCTGCCTGTCCTATAACCAGAAAGAGTTCATCCGGGAGGCCATCGACGGCATCCTGATGCAAGATACGTCCTATCCGTTCGAGGTCATCGTCCATGACGACGCCTCGACCGACGGTACCGCGGACATCATCCGCGAGTACGCGGCGACTCATCCCGGGATCGTCCGTCCGATATTCCAGACAGAAAATCAGTTCAGCAAGACCGGAAGGTATCCGATCGCCAACGCATACGCGGCCGCCCAGGGCCGTTACATCGCCGAGTGCGACGGGGACGACATCTGGACTGATCCCCACAAGCTTCAAAAGCAGGTCTCTTTCCTCGAGCAGAATTCGGATTACAGCATGTGTCACCATGACTACCGCATCCTGCGATCCGGCCAGCTGCTAGTCCCCTCCGGCGCCAAGCCGAAGGACTTTACCCGTGACGAGATGATCGCCTTCGCTCCTGATGGATACGGTATCGGGACCTGTACGAAGGTCTACCGGAACTATTACCCGTCGGCTCCTGAGGACGTCGAGGATTTCCTCGGCGACTATCCGATGAACGTCTACCTGGGCACGAAGGGAAAATGCAAGTTTATCGAGGGGATTCATCCATCCATCTACCGCAAGCACAACAAGAACTCCTGGGCGGCGCTCCCCGCCGGCGTCATCCGGGAGCGCACCGCAAAGATGTACCGGGAAATATACGACCTGATGGTCAAACGCGCCGATCAGCACGGCGCCAGGCTGCGGGAGGCATTTCTCCATGGCTGAAGGGGCTCACACGATCACGGCAGAATTCGAGAGGCAGCTCGCGGCATACGCCGGGGCCCCTTACGCCGTGGCCGTTGACAATGAGAGCAACGCTCTGTTCCTGGCGCTGACCTATGACGCGGTCCGCGGCAGGGAGATCGCCATCCCCGCGAGGACCTACCCGTCCGTCCCCTGCGAGATCATCCACGCCGGCGGGCGCGTGCGCTTCATGCCCGTCGAGGGGACGACACTCCGCGGCGCCTACCAGCTCCTGGGATCGCGCGTCTGGGACTCGGCACTTCGGTTCACCGCGGGCATGTATGTCCCCGGAACCTTCTGGTGCCTCTCCTTCACCGGCCCGTACAAGCACCTGAAGCTCTCGAAGGGCGGCGCGATCCTCACCGACGACCACGAGGCCTATTGCTGGTTTAAGCGGGCCCGGTTTTCCGGCCGCCGGGAGTGTTCCTACCACGTCGATAAGCTCGATATGCTCGGCTGGAATTTCTACATGATGCCGGAGATCGCCGCCCGGGGGATCCTGATGATGTCCCAGTTCTATGACCTGGCCGGCCATCCCCTGCAAAACGAGGATAAGGAGATCGGCTATCCGGATCTCTCTCAATTCCCTGTCTACGCCCAGGAGGAACAGACGAAATGACGACCCCCGAAACCTTCAACGCGATCTGGACGAACGGACACTACCGCGAGGGCTCCACTTGCCAGCGGCTGGTACCGTTCCTTTCGGCATACATTCCCGCCGGCAGCGTGGTGAACGACTACGGATCCGGAACCGGCCGGGCGGAGAAGGGCCTTCTGGGGTTCTGCTCCCGGGTGAACATGGTCGACTTTGCGGAGGTCGCCCTCGAGGATGAAGCGCGTACGTTAATCGGGGAGCGTTTAACATACACGGTCTCCCCCCTCGAGGCCCTTCCGGCAGACTTCCCGGTCGCGGACTGGGGGATCTGCATCAACGTCCTGATGACCGTGGATCCGGAGAAGCTCCCCGCGATCCTGGCCGAGATCCGCAGGACCTGCCACAACCTGATCGTCGAGGTCTACGACACGCCGGACGTCCGCCTTGGATACAACCGGACCTTGGTCGTCGGCAATGCGGCATGGTGGGCCAACGAGTTGAGCAAGCACTGGCCCGTGGTCGAATCTGTTCCAAGTCCGGAGCACCCACGCCGGTACATCACGATCTGT